GAAAATAAGGCAGAAAAACGAAGAAGAAAACAATGTTTTTGTTATCCGTAACAAAAAGCAGTTAGATGCAGACCTTGATGCTATTGAAAAGGAAAAGCTGCAAAAACGCAATGCTATGGAATTTGAGGCTCGTAAATCCATAGAAGAAAAAGTTAATACAGTATTAAATGAAGTTGAAGCCAATAAAGAATTGATTGCTTTATTTGAAAAGCAAAAAGTTGTTACTTTAGATGATATAGAAAAAATAAAAGTCCGCAAACAATTACAAGACGAAATAAATAAAATAATTGCAGACCCGCGCATATCTCAAACGGAAAAAGATAGGCTGCAAAACATAATGAAGGAAGCATTTGCTCAAAAAGAACTTACTGAGGGCAGAAAAAAACTTTTAGAAAAAGCAATAGAAACAGAAAAAGCTGTTCGTGACGCACAAAAGACTGAATCTGATTCAGTGGCTTTGGAAAAACGAAAGCTGGAAATTTACAGTGAAAATCTGTTAATGACCGAAGCGGAAAAAGATATTGCTTTAAGTCGATTGGAGACTGAGCAAAAGATTGCTGCTATCCGTCAAAAGATGATTGACAATCCTGAGTTTTCAGCACGTGGTGAAGGTTTGATTGCCGAACAAGGGGCAATTCAACGTCGTCGGGAAGAAGTTATTGGTCTTGCTGAACGCTTGAAAGTCTTGCGTGATGTAAACCAAGCTGTATTTAGCAACATGGAAAACGCGATTGTAAACTTTGTTAAGACAGGGAAGCTATCGTTTAAAGACCTTGCGCGGTCAATCATTCAGGACATTTTGGCTATTTACATGAAAGCCCAAATGCTCCAAATGTTTAAATCGTTTGGCGGGTTATTTGGCGGCGGTGGTGTTAATTCTGGTGGATTAGATGTTTCTGGCGGTATGGGTGAAGCTGTAATGAGTTTTGCATTAACGCCAAGAGCAAGCGGGGGTTATGTTGATGGCCCATCGTTAGTTGGCGAAAACGGCCCTGAATTGTTTATCCCTAGAACCGCAGGAACCATTGTTCCTAATCAGCAAATGGCAGGAATGACCGGAACCCCGCAAGTAGTGTATAACGGCCCTTATATTGCGAACATGCAAGCTATTGATACACAGTCTGCGGCGCAATTTTTGGCAAGGAATAAAGAATCTGTATGGGCAGCTAACCAATCGGCCTCGCGGTCAGTTCCGCAAAGTAGGTAATCATGAGTTTAAACACTATTCTCGCAATCTCTGAATCGGTTGGAATTAACGACCAGAGGTTTGTTGGTCAAATGTTAAGCCGGAACCAAAGGATTTCAACAAGTGAAATTCTGACGGTAGTTCCATTTGCTTTTACGATGAAGCCAATGAACTATTTACTGTATTCCGAGAATAGGAATTTGCTTGCGGATTTACGGTATTACGACAAGTCATTAACTCAATATCTTAACTTTGGCACTACCGGCTGGATTAACTATATTGAGTATCAAGGTAATATGACTTCAGGCCAGATTAGTGCTTGCCAATGGCAAACCGCGTCGGCCAATAAAACGCTCGTCTTGGGTTCTTTGCCTTCTATTAGTTCGTCGGCATACATTGTAAGAAAAGGCGATTTTTGTCAGGTCGGTCTTTATTCTTACATTGCGACTTCTGACGTTCAGCGCGGGTCTGGTTCTACTGTAAACATTCCTGTCCATAGGAATCTATTATCCGCAGTAGCAAGTCCTATCAATGCTGTAATTGGTCAATATGGCACAACGGTTAGCATGGGCGGCAGTTCATATACCGGAACGACTTTCCCTGTAATCCTGCGTGACTATCCTACTTACTCGTTGATGCCAATTACCGATGATTCATTCATTCAATGGTCTGGTAACTTTGTGGCTTTTGAGGCGGTGTTATGAACGTAATAACTCCGGTTCAGAATACTAATAACATCCGTTACGCACAATTTGTGCGGGTAACGACTGCGGATGAAGTGTTTCGATTTGCCACTACTCCCGCACCTATAACAGTTCCTTCAGTTGACGCGCAGCCGTTTGACGCAGTAGGTATCCTAATGAAAATTGGCGATGCTCAAAGGGATATTAAATCTACCGCAAATGAAACTTCGTTTACTTTAGTTGGAATTGATACCGCTGCTTTGGGATGGGTTCTCAGTCTAAATGTTAAAGGTTCCAAGATTGAAGCATGGAATGGATTTTTTAATACTGACGGAGAGTTAATTACTGGCGGCGGTGATGGCGGTCTTTATAAATTCTTTACTGGTTATGTTTCCTCTTTTGCGATTTCTGAGGAATGGCTAGAAGAAGTGCGGCAGTTTGTTGGAACAATTACGGTTGCGGCTTCTTCTATTCAGTTAATTCTTCAGAACAGAACAGCAGGACGATATACAAATAATAACTCTTGGCAGTTCTTTAATTCCGGCGATACCAGCATGAATCGCGTTGCTTTTGTTTCCACTATCAATTATTACTTTGGCAAGACGCAATGATTTATCGGGCAACAAAATTTCACAAGCCAATCATTATTGATTTAATGACGCAGTTTGCTAATGAAAGCCCTGTAGATTATTGCCATGCGTATTCTGATATGGAATACGGAAATAAATTACTTGATGAAATCTTTGCTGGCCGTGGTGCGATATTTTTAGCCGATGATTACGGAATTCTTATGTCCATGATTCTTCCGTGTATTTGGTCGGATAAAATTTTTGGGCTGCATGAATTAGCTTGGTATGTAAAACCAGAAAATCGTGGTGGAATGGCTGGATATAAATTATTAAAAGAATACAACGAATACGGAGAGTTATTAAAAACTACCGGCAGAATTAAGTATTACACCATGAGCCGATTGGTTACTAGCCCCGATGTGGACTACTCCAGATTCGGTTATCGGAAACAAGACGAAATCTGGATTCAATAATGAAATACATTGCTGCGTTTTTATTGTTGTTTGGGTTTGCTGCTCCTGCGTTTGCGGTAGGAAGCGTTATTGTAACGGCGCTAACTAGCGCCGCTTTTGCTGCAACTGCAACAGGAATGATGATTGCAATGGCAATCAACATGGTTGTTTCTACAATCATATCTAAAGCATTTTTTAGCCCCAATCAAGGCGCACAAGACTTCTCTGGTCAATCCAGAAACCCCGGCAATCGTCAGCAAATTCCGCCAGCAACAGATAACAAATTACCAGTGGTCTATGGCTCTGCGTGGGTGGGCGGAACGATTATTGATTTAAGTATCACTGAAGATAACCAAAATCTTTACTATGTATTGGCTTTATCTGAAGTTACTAACAACGGCACAGACACAATTACTTTCGGTGATATTTATTACGGTGGTAAAAAAGTAGTATTTAACAACACAAACTTATACAGCGTGGATTCTTTGTTGGATGAATCTACCGGAGAAAGCCAGCCTGTAAATGGAAATATTGAGTTTTATCTTTACAGCAATGGTGTAAATTCCCCGCAGAATTCTGGTTTAACTGCAACACAAGTAATGCAATCCAGCGGTCTTGTTTGGCAATGGGATACAACGCAACAAATGGCAAATTGCGCTTTTGCAATTCTGCATTTAACTTACAACCAAGACCTTAATATTCAAGGAATCGAACAAACCAAGTTTCAAATTACAAACTCTCGCTATAAACCGGGCGATTGTTTTAATGATTATCTAACAAATACGGTTTATGGCGCGGCCATTCCTTCGACTCAAATTGATACAGCAAGTCTTACTGCTTTAAATACTTATTGCGATGGTTCGTTTACATACGAGCCTTATGCTGGTGGTTCTGCTACGCAAGCCCGTTTCCGTTTTGATGGTGTAATCGACACCAATAGAACGATAATGCAGAACCTTCAAGACATGGCATCGTGCTGCGATTGCCTCTTGAAATACAATGAAATCTTGGGAACTTGGGGTGTTGTTGTTCAGTCGCCTACTTATTCGGTAGCGATGAACATTAACGATAGCAACATGGTATCTGCTATCAGTATTACGCCGATTGATATTGCCGGTTCTTACAATGTCATTGAATGTAAGTTCCCCGACGAAAACAATCAGGACTCATTTAATTCCTCGACGTTTGACCTTGCTGAGATTGCGCCGGAACTGCTGTTCCAGAATGAGCCAGTAAACAAGCAGTCGGTTTCCTTGCCGTTAGTCAATAACGATGTTCGCGCACAATACCTTGCAAACCGTATGCTTAAATCCGCAAGGGAAGATTTACAGGTTCAATGCACAATCAACTATGTCGGTTTGCAATTAGAATCTGGTGATATTGTTTCTGTCACTAGCGTAAATTACGGATGGGTTGCCAAGTTATTCAGAATCAATAAAGTCGTGCAGACGTTTGAGGATAGCGGACAAGTCTTAGCCAAGCTGACGCTTTCTGAATATAACCCTGCGATTTATGACGATGTTTCTATCACTCAATTTGCTCCTGTTCCTAATACCGGGATTGGAAGCCCTACGCTTTTTGGAACTGTTCCTGCTCCGTCCGTTGCGGCTCAATATCCGACAATAACCAATCCTACGTTTACGGTTCAAATTACCAGTAGTTCTGTCGGTATTATTCAATACGCAGAACTTTGGTATTCCGCGTTTGCTAATCCTACGCAAGAGCAGTTAATCTTTGCGGGAACTACAGAGATTCAACCAAACGGAAATCCGTATCCTGTTTCTACCGCGATGCCGGGTATTAGTATTTCTGATATTCCTAGTGGGAATTGGTATTTCTTTTCTAGGATGGTTAATAACATTGCGACCAGCCCTTATAGTTCTGCTAGTTCTGTATTCCAATGGCGACCAAGCACTTTTCAGTATTCCGAGCGTTATTTGGTTGTTGCTTACGGAGATAGTATTACAGGAACAGGTTTTGATTTAGACCCTCGAGGCCATTCTTATTACGGTCTTTTAAATCAAGACAGCATTACGCCAAGCACTACTGCTTCTGATTACACTTGGTATTTGGCAGACCCTAGCTTTGGTAGCGTTTACTATTTATGCTACTCAAACAGAACTGGAAGAAAGTTTAGTTTTGATACTGGATTGGCTGCTTATGCTGCGGGAACCGGCTCTTTTGTTCCTACACAAACTAATTTATTTGACCCGACTATTTGGGCAGCTTTACCGGATGGAACAAATTACATTGATTTAGACCATGCGACAGGTCAATTACTTTCTACCGGAACTACCACAGTAGGAACAGGGGAAATTTCTGTAACCAATAGTCCTGACGGTAGAGTTGTTGCGTCACTTCAACAATTCTTGGATTTCGGTGGCGCTTATACGCAAACAAGTTCAGTCGCAAACCTTACTATTGACATTTATGGTCGCGTAGTAGGTTTTGAAACACCAGATAATTTTTACTTCACTAAGCAATCTTTTACCGCGACTTCAGGGCAAACGGTATTTTCTGTCACTAGGGCATCTGGTTATATCTCAGGCCAATGCTTTGTATTACAGAATGGATGCTTATTAGATACATCCGAATACACCGATACCGGAGGCTCTACCGGAACTGTTACGTTATCTGTTGGCGCGACTACCGGAGACATTATTACGATTGTCTCATTTAAGAGTAGCAATTCAACATCAGGTGTTTACGCTTCGTTTACTAGGAATACCGCGACTCTTACTAACGCGACTGAATACACGGCTTCAGGATTTACAATAACAAGCGGATATGAATTGTTATTCCTAAATGGAACTGTAGTAAACGAGCAGGACTACAATATCTCAGACCAAACTATTACTGATTTCCCTAATGTAACATCTGGAAAATTAACAGTTATTCAATGGTCGCCTAATAACTTGACGGTTCCAAATGGCAATCCTGTAAATATTATTACAAATACAGCTATTGGTCAGACAACGTATTCCTTTAATTACGATGTCAATGCTTTTAATTTATACAACAATGGATTGATGTTATTGCAAGGAACGGATTACACTACCGCAACTGGAACTTATACGTTATCTAATACACCGACTACTATTACCAATTTACTTCTACAACAAACCTTCGCAAGAACGGGGGCAGTGTGACGCAAGCCTATAATCTTTCACAATTAGCCAATAAAGTTAATACATCAGGTCAAGTTGATGTTGCAACCGGTATAACTGGCACTGTTCCGATTTCCAACGGCGGAACAGGAACAACATCAACAACTTACTGTAATCTGGCAAGCAATGTGACCGGAACTTTGCCTGTCGCAAGAGGCGGCACTGGTGCGACAACGCTTACCGCTAATAATGTTCTGCTTGGTAACGGAACTTCTGCGGTTCAAGTAGTTGCGCCCGGAACAAATGGAAATGTTTTAACTTCCAACGGCACGACGTGGACTTCAGCGGCGAATACATTAACTTCAACGGCAGTAGGAAACGCATACGCCGGCCTTAGCGCCGGTTCGGTTGGTTCACTGGCTTTTGCAAAAATAGTAAGCGGAGGCACATATTCATATGATGCAACTATTGCCGGTTCTAATTTACGAACATCAAATGCAGATGGCTCAACAGGTGGTTCAGCTCTTAGTGGAACTTGGCGCTCTTTAGGTTGGGCGCAAGATGATGGAAAACATGCAGGACGCGCTACTACTTTGTGGCTAAGAATTTCATAAGAAAAAATTTATGATTATTGTTATTGAATCAGTTTCAAATCCGGTTTACTGCAATGCAGAAGGAACGGCAATAAATTGCACAGTAAAATTTCAGCATTTACCAGAACCAGTTGAATTTTCTGCGACTTCTTACGATATAGAAGCGCATGGAGTTCAATTATATAATAGCCTACTCGCTGGTGAATTTGGTTCTATTGCACCGTATGTTCCGCCGACAATACCTGTTGTTGAAGTTGGTGCGTAATGGCACAACCAAACTCAAAAATTAGCCTTGTTTCTAACGTCTGGGTAAAGCAGATGGTTTTTGAAAACATTGGCGATATAAATGAAGGGCACAAACATTTATTTGACCACCAGACT